AACAACTATGGAGCATAATAATGAGTAACATATACGTACAGATAGATGATGATACTTATCTATCTTTATACCAAGACGAAGAGAGTGGAGTACAAGAGTGTGTACCTATGACATACAAGGATAACACTATGCTAGGACAACCAATATACTATGCAACAGTAGATGAACTAGCAGATATACTAGATGACGTAGCACATAAGGATTACTCTAGGTTTAGTGAAGAGCAACAGTTTATATTTACATTTGATGAGGTTAAGAATGACAATTAAAAGAGAACTTAGTCAGTACTATGGAGATAGTGAGTGGGGTAGGAGTGCAAAGGTTACCTATGTTGATGATGCTTTAGGTAAGTTCTTCTATGTTACACACTACCAAGACAATAAGTTAATAAAGAAGTTAGCAGTCAGTACTGAAAGAGAAGCAGAAATAATAGCAGAAGATTGGACACTATCTAATCCAATCGTAGTTAAAGGAGAAGACTAATGAGTAGGAATAAGTATGATGATGCTTACATAATGGGGTATCACAATGGTTACCATGACGTAGGGTATGTTAATCCATACCATAAGTATGCTTCACCACAGAACCACATCAAGTACTTGAATGGACATAAGGATGGGTGTGGATTGAAGAGAGATGAGGAGTTCATTGAGCTTCAAGAAGAAGAAGTATCAAGGAATGAGGAATGGATAAGAATGTATAACACGAAGGAGAGAGTATGACTAATTCATTTATGCTACTATGGATTGTAAGCATGGCTACAGTATCAGGAGTAGGATACTTTACCAAGTATAACATGGTTGGAATACAGTTTTTACTTATGTTAATAGGTGTAATTGCTATAGGAATGTCAGGTATAATGGAGTACCTATAGTTATATATGTGAAAGGGAGTCTATCTTGGTTGTAACTTTAGAAACAGAACAGTCCCTAATTGAGGAACAGCTTCAACTAGAGACTGACATGATGACAGGTGGAATACAGAGGTATAATAAAGTAGTGAGTGTAGCAGTAGAGAAGGGAAAGGAATCACATACACCACATGGTAGAGCTATTGTATCTAGGCTAGTACAAACACTAGCTACTTCAGTTGTAGAGTTCATTAAACATCCTACAAATATATCACGAGATATTGCTTGGAAAAATTTAAAGGACATGGATGCAGAACAAGTTGCATATCTTGCACTTGTAACACTAGTGGATAGCATTAGCAGAAAGAATACTCTGTTGTATGTAGCTAGAAGTATAGGAGCTAACCTTGAGATACAAGATAGGTTAGATAAGTGGGTACATTCTGAAGGAGATACTGCTACTAATACTATCAAGCTTGCTATGAAGAAAGCATACGGAGCTAGAAGGTATGGTCTAACTAATAAGATGAACAAGGATGGCTACAACAATACTCAATGGTTGAAGTCTGAACGTGTGCACGTAGGGTTTAAGATGGTTGACTTGATTATACAGAGCACTGGTGTCATCAAGCTTGACACTCAGCCTACTGCACGTAAGAGACGTTCAACCTACGTTGTACCAACTCAAGATACACTTGATTGGATTAAGGCATTCAATGAGTACATGCAAGGAGCACGTCCAAGATACTTACCTTGTGTAATACCACCTAAAGATTGGACAGCAGTCAAAGGTGGAGGTTATCATGGGCATTATATAGATGAACTATCTATTGTAAGGAGAAAGTAATGAGCTTGAATATACACTTAAGTAGACTAGCTAACCAAAATTTAACAGCTGAGTATGCATGTCTTAATGCACTACAGCATACAGAGTGGAGAATAAATCAAAAGATACTACAAGTACTACGTCATCTATGGGATACTGGACAGGAGATAGCTAACCTACCTGCAAAGGTAGACATACCTCTACCTAACTACCACTTCAGCAAGGAGCCAAGTGAGATGAACGAGGAAGAGAGAGCTAAGTTCAAGGTATGGTCAAGTAAACGAGCTGAGATTTACTCAAGTAATAATCGTAGTATCAGTAAGAGGATACAAGTTGAACGTACACTACAGGTAGCTGAACAGTTTGCTAAGTATGATAAGTTCTATTATGTATGGCAGAATGATTTCCGTTCACGTAAGTATGCAAGCAGTACATTCCTCACACCTCAGTCAGCTGATTGGAGTAAGAGTTTGTTAGAGTTTGGTTATCCAATACCTATTAATAGTTGGGATGAGGCAAGGTGGCTGTGTATACATGGTGCAAACTTGTATGGTAATGATAAGATAACCTTAGACAAACGTGAGGCTTGGGCTTGGGACTATGTAGATGAAGCACATAGGATAGCAGATAATCCCTATGATAATAGAGCTTGGCTTGATGCAGATAAACCATTGCAGTTTCTAGCTTGGTGTTATGAGATGTCAGCCCTAGCTAAACATGGGTGGGGTTATGAAAGCAGACTACCTGTCTCAGCTGATGGTAGCTGTAATGGATTGCAACATCTATCTGCTATACTAAGAGATGAGGTAGGGGGTAAAGCTACTAACCTAGTACCTTCTGATGTACCTCAAGATATCTATACACAGGTAGCTGACAAAGCTATACAAAGTATAAGAGAGGAGGATACAGAACTGGGTAGAAGATGTTTGGAGTTTGGTATTGATAGGAAGTTAACTAAAAGACCTGTCATGATTGTGCCCTACTCTGGTACTAAACATTCTTCTCGTGCTTACATTGAAGAAGCTATCAAGGATAAGATAAAGGAAGGCACACCCAACGTCTTTGGAGATGACCTGTTTCATACTACTTTGTATCTAGCAAATCATATATGGGACAGCATCAGTGGTGTGATTGTATCAGCACGTAAGGTTATGGATTACGTGAAGAGTGTTGGAGATGTATACTCTAGTAGGGGTCAGCATATGGAGTGGGTCACACCTACAGGATGGTTGGTCATGCAACAGTATAGTGAGATGCAACAGAAGAGGATAAAGACACACATCAATGGTGACATAGTATCTCTATCCTTTCCTAAAGATAAGAAAGACACAGTTAATAAGCAGAGGACAGGGTTGGGTAGTAGTCCTAACTTCATCCATAGTTTAGATGCCTCTGCTATGACACGTACTATTAACGAAGCTACTAAGGTAGGTATTGTAGACTTTGCTATGGTGCATGACAGCTATGGTACACATAGTAGCATGATGCCACAGTTATCTGAGATACTACGTGAACAGTTTGTTAGTATGTATGAAGAGCATGATGTTCTTGATGAACTCAGGACTCATGCAATCAAGACTCTAGGTACTGAGGATGTTCCTCTACCACCAAGTAAAGGTAACCTAGATATCCGTAACGTGTTGAAATCAGACTATTTCTTTGCCTGATTTCTAAAGTTACAACATAGCCAGTTGGCAAAACAAATAGCAATAAGGAGTTATTATATGCTAGTAATAAAAGGAAAGTCCCTATGGGCAAAAGTCTTTGAACCTGATACAAGGTTCGTTGATGATGGAGAATATTCTACTTCAGTAATTGTACCTGAAGCAGAAGCAGCAGAAGTTTGTGAACAGCTAGAGTCACTCATTGATGATGAGTTCAATAAGGTTGTCAAGGAGAAGCCACAACTAAAGGCAACCCTGTCCAAACGTCCTGTTACTGAGCCAGACTATGACCAAGATGGTAATGAAACAGGTAATGTTGTATTCAAAACTAAACTGAAGGCTAAGATAAGAGGTAAGAATGGTCAGACCTACTCACAAAAGGTCAACGTTGTAGATGCTAAACGTAACCCAATGTCAGGTGACCAGTTAGTAGGCAATGGTTCACTAGTAAAGGTAGCTGTTGAACCTGTAGTCTACATGATGCAGTCTACTAAACAGGTGGGTGTGTCCCTCAGATTAAAAGCTATGCAGGTCATTGACTTGGTTGAGCATGGTTCATCCTCTACTGATTCTCTCTTCCAAGAAGAAGAAGGATTTGTAGCTAAGGCTATAGAGAAAGATAACTCTGCAGTCTTTGATGATGTAGATACTGAGGGTAGAGCTGATGACGAAGGGGACTTTTGAGGAAAGGGTCATCTCAGACCTCGTAGAACGTGGCATTCCACATGTGTATGAGCCAGAGAAGTTGGCATACTTTGTGGAACGTCACTACGTCCCTGACTTAAAGATAGGCAAGATGATAGTGGAGCTTAAAGGATACTTCAGACAAGATAGTCAACGTAAGATGAAGGCTATCAAGGCACAGTACCCCAAGTTGGATATAAGATTTGTATTCCAAAAGGCAAGCTCCACTATACAAGGAGCCAAGAAAAGAAAGGATGGTTCAAAGATGACCTGTCAAGAATGGGCTGAACGTAATGGTTTTAAATGGGCAGAAGAAACAATACCAAAGGAGTGGTTGAAATGAGTGTGATAGATGTTAAAGACATGATAGAAACAGACGTAGACTTACAAGCAGAGTTTACTAATCAAGGTCTAAGCATGTCTGTCATTATAGGTGATGAAGAAATACAGCACCAAAGTACATATGAGGACATGGCTATTGATATGGTTGGTGACTCTGAGAAGTATGACAATGTCACAATCAAGAAGATTGCTGAAGGTTTAGGTTACATGTCTAGATATCTTATAGAGTCCTTAGGTAATGACTGACAACGGAGAGTTCATTAGGCACGAAGAGTGTCCTCATTGTGGCAGTAGTGATGCCAATGCTTTGTACAGTACAGGCAAACACTACTGCTTCTCCTGTCAGGTAATAACTTATCCAAATGATGAAGGAGTGATAGCAGTGACTACACAGAAAAGTAATACAGCCTTCCTACCTGTTGAGGTAAAGGCTCTAAGCAAACGTAAGATAAGTGAGAAGACAGCTAAGCATTGGCAGTATGGTGTGTCTACTTACAAAGGTACTAAGGTACAAGTAGCTAACTACTATGACAGAGAAGGTACACTCCAAGCACAGAAGGTAAGGTTTCCTAACAAGGACTTCCTTGCCTTAGGTGACATGAAGAAGGTTGGGCTGTATGGTGAACACCTCTGTCGTGATGGTGGTAAGATGATTACCATTGTTGAAGGTGAGCTAGATGCTTTGTCAATTAGTCAAGTGTTTGACAACAAGTGGTCAGTTGTCAGTGTTCCATCAGGTGCAGACTCTGCTAAGAAAGCTGTGTCTAAATCTCTTGAGTGGCTGTGCAACTATGACTCTATCATTATTATGTTTGACAATGATGAGCATGGGCAGAAAGCAGCTAAGGAAGTAGCAACTATACTACCACCTAGCAAGGCTAAGATAGCCAAGCTTCCACTCAAAGATGCTAGTGATATGTTACAGGCAGGAAGACAAGCTGAACTTATTGATGCAGTATGGGCAGCAAAGACTTACAGACCTGATGGTATCATAGCAGGTACTGATGTATGGGAACTGGTCACTGCTAAAGATGACAAACACTCTGTCTCTTATCCTTATGCAGGTATACAAGAGAAGACAGGTGGTTGTCGTAAGGGTGAGATTGTAACACTCACTGCAGGTAGTGGCATAGGTAAGTCACAACTAGCTAGAGAGTTTGCTTACTCCTTCATCAAGCAAGGACAGACCATAGGGTACATAGCATTGGAAGAGAATGTTAAACGTACCTCACTTGGTTTGATGTCCATTGAGTTAAACAAACCACTACATCTACAGACACATGATGTACCTGAAGAGGAGTTGAGACATGCTTTCAATAACACAGTAGGTTCTGGCAGGGTTTATATGTATGATCATTGGGGTTCTACTGACTCTGAAAATCTACTATCCAAAATCAGATATCTCGTCAGAGGCTGTCAAGTTGATTATGTCATACTTGATCATATTAGTATTGTTGTTAGTGGTCTAGAAGGAGGAGATGAAAGACGTATCATTGACAATACAATGACTAAGTTACGTTCACTAGTAGAAGAACTGAACTGTGGTTTGGTACTAGTGTCACATCTTAAACGTCCATCAGGTGACAAGGGACATGAGGATGGAGCACAGACTTCTATGGCACAGCTCAGAGGTAGTGCTGCAATAGGTCAACTGTCTGACATGGTGATAGGACTTGAACGTAACCAACAAGATAAAGAGAGACCTAACGTAAGTCAGGTCAGAGTACTGAAGAACAGATGGTCTGGTGAGACAGGCTTGAGTTGTTCATTAGAATACAACACAGAGACAGGAAGAATGAGTGAGGTAAATTTTCCTGAGGAAGAAGTAGACTTTTAATTAGTGCAGAGACACAAGGAGAAAACATGGATTTAATATTTGATATAGAAGCTGACAACTTACTTGATGATGTCACTACTGTATGGTGCATAGTATGCAGAGAGAAGGATACAGAAAAGGTACACACCTTTGAACCAGACCAGATAAAGGAAGGGCTTGTGTTCTTGTCCAAAGCAGACTCACTCATTGGTCATAACATTATTGACTATGACTTGAGAGTGCTTAAGAAGTTGCATGACTTTGAGTACACAGGTAAAGTAGTAGATACATTGGTATGTTCAAGAACTATATGGTGTGACGTAAGAGAACTAGACGTTGCTTTATCTAAGAAGAATAACTTTCCTCTAAAACTTATGGGCAGTCACAGTCTTAAAGCTTGGGGATACAGACTAGGAGAATTAAAAGGTGAGTTCAATGTTGGTAGTGAGAGTTTTGCAGAGTACTCCCAAGAGATGTTACAGTACTGTATACAAGACACGAATGTTACAGCTAAACTTTATTCCAAAATTCTTGGAAAAAATTTTAGTCAGAAAGCATTAGACTTAGAAACTGAGATACATACTTTACTATTACAACAACAGGAACATGGTTTTCCTTTTGATGTAGAGTCAGCTAAAGAACTGTGGTACAAGTTAGTCTCTCGTAAATCAGAACTGGAAGAGGAACTAGTAAATAACTTTGAGCCTACTATTGTAGAGCTGAAGACAAAGACTAAAGTAATCCCATTCAATCCTGCTTCTCGTATGCAGATAGCAGACAGACTGATGAAGAGAGGCTGGGAACCTAAGACCTTTACTGATAATGGTGAGCCTAGAGTTGATGAGTCTACACTAGCAAGCATTGATATGCCTGAGGCTAAGATGCTTAATGAGTACTTACTCCTTAACAAAAGGCTTGGTCAACTAGCTACAGGTAATCAGGCTTGGCTGAAGATGGAGAAGAATGGAAGGATGCATGGACGTGTTAATCACATGGGTGCTGTTACTTCTCGTTGTACCCATTCCAACCCCAACGTTGCACAAGTACCTAGTGTTGGTGCACCCTATGGTAAGGAATGTAGGTCACTCTTCTATGCTCCTGATGGCTACAGTCTTCTTGGTGCTGATGCCAGTGGTCTTGAGTTGAGGTGTCTTGCTCACTACATGGCTGCTTATGATGATGGCTCCTATGCTAACACAGTAGTCAATGGTGACATACATACTATCAATCAAGAAGCAGCAGGTCTTCCTACTAGAAACAATGCAAAGACTTTTATCTATGGTTTCTTGTATGGTTCAGGTGATGAGAAGACAGGCAAGATAATAGGCAAAGGTGCTAAGGAAGGTAGAGCAATCAAGAAGAAGTTCTTGAAGAAACTACCTGCACTCAAGTATCTCAAGGATGCAGTATCAGAAGCAGCAAATGAAAGAGGTTGGGTCAAAGGATTAGATGGACGTGTTATACCTGTCAGGCACAGTCATGCTTCACTTAATACTTTGTTACAATCAGCAGGTGCATTGATATGTAAGACTTGGTATGTGTTCATAGCTAGGGCTATAAAGGAACAAGGACTTGATGCAAAGATTGTAGCTTTCATTCATGATGAAGTACAACTACTAGTAAAGAAAGGACAGGAGGATGATACAGGGAGACTTATTCAAGGATGTATGGACAGAGTTGAAAGACACTTCAACTTCAGATGCAAACTTGACAGTGATTACAAGTATGGACGAAACTGGGCAGACACTCATTGAGGCACTGACTTGTAATGTATGTGATGTGATGCAGCCTGTTTCTAATTACAAAGTACTTGCATCTGGAGAAATAAAAAGAAAGTGTAGGTCTTGTAAATCAGGTCAAGAAAAAGTAGTAAAAAGACTAAGAAAAGAAAACCCTTATCCATCTGAGGATTACTGCTGTCCTATATGTCAAAGAGATATAAAGGAAGTAGGTAAGTATGGTCAACCTATGTTACAACGTTGGGTACTAGATCATTGTCATAAGACTGATACATTCAGAGGTTGGTTGTGTGGTAACTGTAACACAGGACTAGGTGGCTTCAAGGATGATAAAGATAAAGTACTTAGAGCTTACGAATATTTGAAAGGACAAGCAATATGAAATGTTGGCACTGTGACACTGAACTAATATGGGGAGGTGACCATGATATTTATATACAAGATGGGTATAACTTTGATGGTATAGTTACTAATCTATCTTGCCCTAAGTGTCCTACTTATGTGGACGTGTGGTTAAAAATGGGAGATGACATAGATGACATTACTACTAATTGATGGAGACATCATAGCTTATAAAGCTGCAACTAGTGCAGAGGTTCCTATCAACTGGGGTGATGGACTATGGACATTACATGCCTATGAACAGGATGTTGAAGCTAGACTAGAAGAACAGATTACCAAACTAATGGAAGCACCTGTTCAAGATTGTATCATAGCTCTAACAGATACGACTAATTTTCGTAAGACCATTGCACCCTACTACAAACTAAATCGTAAAGAAGTACGTAAACCTATGCTACTAAAATGGGCAAGAGAGTATTTGATGAGTACTTATAACACTATTATATATAAAGGATTAGAAGCTGATGACGTACTTGGGATACTTGGTAGCTCAAATAAAGAAACTATTATATGGTCTGCAGATAAAGACTTACTCACTATACCTGCAAAGCATTGGATTAATGGAGAAGTGGTTACTGTTACTGAAGAAGAAGCTGACTACCAGTTCTACTATCAAACACTTGTGGGGGACAACACTGATAATTATAAAGGGTGTCCTAGTGTGGGTGCTATCAAAGCTGAGAAAATTCTTAAGGATGATTGTTCGTGGGAGGCTGTTGTCAATGCGTTCAAAGCTCAAGGACTATCAGAAGAAGTAGCCTTAGAGAATGCTAGACTAGCTAGGATACTACGTAACGGAGAATATGATACTGACACAGGAGAAGTAAAACTATGGGAACCAAAAAAGTAAATATAGTAGACATGGTTAACAATCCACCTCACTACAACAAAGGTAAGATAGAGACTATGGATTATATTGTGGATGCTTTAGGAGAGTTTGAGGCAGTTAGTTACTGTCAAGGTAACATCATCAAATACCTAAGCACTAGGTTATTTACTAAAGGTAACCCACTCCAAGATGCTAAGAAAGCAAGGTGGTATCTTGATAAGATGATTGAACTACTAGAAAAAACAGAAGGGAAGAACTGGTAATGGATTTTAAAACATATCAAAAACTAGCTAATGGTACAGCTATATACAACAGTAAGTTTTCTATACTATATCCTACACTTGGATTAGCAGGTGAAGCAGGTGAGGTAGCAGAAAAGATTAAGAAGATTATCAGAGATGATAAACAAATCGTAGATGAGAAGGAAGACATAGCCAAAGAACTAGGTGATGTATTGTGGTACATTGCTGCTATAGGTAGAGACATAGGATATAGCCTTGAAGTTATAGCAGAGATGAACATAAAGAAACTAGCTGATAGAAAAGAACGAGGAAAGATAAAAGGGGAAGGGGACGATAGATGAGTAACTTACTACCAACGGACTACCAAACATTCATAGCTACCAGTAGATATGCTAGGTGGTTAGAAGAAGAGAATAGAAGAGAGACATGGGGTGAAACTGTAGGAAGATACATGTCCTTCTTAAAGAAAAGTACAGACAAGGTAGAGCCTGAGGTATGGGAGGAACTAGAAGAAGCTATCCTTAACCTACAAGTTATGCCTAGTATGAGAGCCTTGATGACTGCAGGTGTTGCAGCAGAAAGAGATAACACCTGTATATACAACTGCTCCTATCTACCTGTTGACCACATCAGAGCATTTGATGAAGCTATGTTTATCTTATTGTGTGGCACAGGTGTAGGTTTCAGTGTAGAGAGACAATCAATAAATAAACTACCTGACATACCTGCTGAGTTAAATAAAAGTAATGATGTTATCTTTGTAGAAGATAGTAAAGAAGGTTGGGCTAAAGCTTTACATAAGTTACTGTCACACCTCTACACAGGTGACATACCTAAGTGGGATGTATCTGCTGTACGTCCTGCAGGTGCTAGACTCAAGACCTTTGGTGGTAGAGCTAGTGGTGCACAACCTTTAGTAGACTTGTTTAACTTTGTTGTAGAGAAGTTCAAAGGTGCTGCAGGTAGAAAGCTTAACTCTATTGAGTGTCATGACATCATGTGTAAGATTGGTGAGGTCGTAGTTGTAGGTGGTGTTAGACGTTCAGCTATGATAAGCTTGTCTAACCTCAGTGATGGACGTATGGCTAAAGCTAAATCAGGTTCATGGTGGGAGAATGAAGGACAGAGAGCACTAGCTAATAACTCTGTTGCCTATACAGATAAGCCTGACATGGAAGGTTTCATGAGAGAGTGGTTATCTCTAGTAGAATCTAAGTCAGGTGAGAGAGGTATCTTCTCAAGAGTAGCAGCAGATAAGCATGTTGGTATGAATGGACGTAGAGAAACAGGACATGAGTGGGGTACTAATCCTTGTTCAGAGATAATCCTAAGACCCTACCAGTTCTGTAACTTGACTGAGGTTGTTGTACGTTCTACAGATGATAAAGAAAGTCTTAAGAAGAAAGTAAGACTAGCTACTATCTTAGGTACAATACAATCTACCTTTACTCATATGCCTTACTTACGTAAGATATGGCAAGAGAATACAGAACAAGAGAGACTATTAGGTGTATCACTTACTGGCATCATGGATAACATGGTGTTGGCTAAGACTCTAGATAGTAAGACATGGTTAAAAGAGATGAAGGAACTAGCTATAGATACTAACATCTACTACTCTGCTATCTTAAAGATACCACAATCAGCTGCTATCACCTGTGTTAAACCATCAGGTACTGTGTCACAGTTAGTTGATAGTGCTTCTGGTATTCATGCTAGACATAGTGACTACTATATTAGAACTGTACGTGGAGATAATAAAGACCCACTAACTATGTTCTTAAAAGATAGTGGCATACCTGCTGAACCTTGTGTGATGAAGCCTGACTCTACTACAGTGTTTAGCTTCCCTACTAAATCACCTACTGGTTCTGTTACACGTAACGTAATGACTGCTATAGAACAGTTAGAACTATGGAAACACTATGCCTTAAACTGGTGTGAGCATAAACCTTCTGTTACTATTACAGTTAAAGATGAGGAGTGGATGGAAGTAGGAGCATGGGTATACAAGAACTTTGATATATGTTCTGGTATTTCTTTCCTACCACATAGTGACCATACATATGCTCAAGCACCTTATCAAGATATAACTGAGGAGGAGTATAATGACTTCAAGAAACAGATGCCTACTAAGATTGATTGGGCTTCTTTATCGTTATATGAGAAGAAAGATACGACCAACAACAGCCAAACATTAGCATGTACTGCTGATGGTTGTGAGATAGTTGATATCTAAAGTTACAACATTAACGAAAGTTTGCGTTTATGAAAGTATTAGGCAATGATTTTAACATTACAGATGGATTACTTAATCATCTAAAGATGTTATATCCTAACAAACTTCCCTTAGGACATGTTACCCCTGAAGAACTTGGTTTCCTCAGGGGACAACAGTCTGTTATAGAGAAGCTTGTTGAATTACAAAACAATGATTTTAACATAGAGGATTAAGATATGGGTGGATTATTTGGAGGAAAGTCTCCTGCACCACTCCCTACTCCTGCACGTCCTGTCACAGCTGTGGCTAAAACTCCAGACATAGAGTTAGACGATACAGATTTAGAGAGTACAACATTAAAGAAAAAGAAAACAGGTAAGAAAGCTTTGAGAGCAGACTTAGCTATGTCTGATTCAACACAGACAGGAAGCACAGGCTCTGGTTTACAGATACCAAAGGGTTAGTCCTATGGGTGGTATTATAGCAACCTATAACACAGGTGAAATGAAGAAGCTTACAGGTAGAGATTCTAAGGATATAGACCAGAATACTACTATGCCCTTTGATGATAAAGAACCTGAACCTACTGATGCTGTCTCAGATAGCAAGTATAAGAAGAAAAACAAAGTTCAACTAATGCCCTTTATAGAAGGGGGTATACCTAAGGATTAAGATATGGAAATGGAAACAGGAACTGTAGCTAAACGTTACAGTCAACTTGAGAGTGAACGAGATACGTTCCTTGAGAGAGGACGTGAAGCTGCTAAACTAACTATACCTACTCTTTTACCAGAGGAAGGACATAGTAGTTCATCTATATATCCTACACCTTATCAAGGTATTGGAGCAAGAGGTGTAAATAACTTAGCATCTAAATTATTACTTGCACTACTACCACCTAATAGTCCCTTCTTCCGTTTAACTATTGATGACTTTGATTTACAAGCAATAGCTGGTGATAACAGAGGACAAGTTGAGGAAGGACTAGCACGTATTGAACGTGCAGCTATGGCAGAGATAGAGTCTAAAGCTATTAGAGTCCCTGCTTTTGAAGCCCTTAAACTTCTTATCGTAACAGGTAACTCATTAGTGTACATGCCTAAAGAAGGTGGTATGAAAGTATATAGACCTGATCGTTATGTATGTAAACGTGACACTATGGGTAACTTACTTGAAGTTATTACAAAAGAAAGTCTTAATATTTTAAACTTACCTGAGTCAGTAAAACAGCTTATGCCTGAATCAGACTCACCAACTAAGAACTATGACCTATATACTAAGGTATGTCTTGTTGGTAAAGGTTGGGAAGTATACCAAGAGGTAGCAGGTATAGAAGTACCTGAGTCAAGAGGTATGTTTAAGAAAGACCAGAACCCTTACATAGCTTTACGATTTATACGTATTGATGGTGAGGATTATGGTAGAGGTTTCATTGAAGAATACTTAGGTGACTTACGTAGTTTAGAAGCATTGACTCAATCTATTGTACAAGGTTCAGCTGCTTCTGCTAAAGTATTATTCTTAGTACGTCCAAATGGTACAACTAAAGCAACTAGTTTAGCTAAAGCTCCTAATGGTGCTTTCATCTCTGGTGATACTAATGATGTATCTACACTACAAGTACAGAAATCTAGTGATTTTCGTGTATCTTTAGAAACTATGAGAATGATTAACGATAGATTAAGTGCTGCTTTCTTATTGAATACTAGTGTACAGAGACAAGCTGAACGTGTTACAGCTGAAGAGATACGTTTCATGGCACAAGAACTTGAGACTTCATTAGGTGGTGTATACTCTATACTATCACAAGAGTTTCAATTACCATTAATAAACTTACTACTTGAGTCTTTAACTAAGCAAGGCAAGATGCCACGTATGCCTAAAGATAGCATCAAACCTACAGTGGTCACAGGTATTGAAGCATTAGGTCGTGGACAAGACTTAAATAAATTAGCTACATTCTTGCAATATCTCCAACCATTAGGTCAAGAGATTATAGCTAGTGAGATGAATGTAGGTGATTACATAGACAGATTAGCAGCATCACTAGGAATTGATACTTCTGGTCTAATTAAATCTGAACAGCAGAAGATGCAAGAACAGATGATGATGCAACAACAACAACAAGCAATGTTAGAACAACAAACAGTAGCTGGTATGGCACAAGGTGCTGCACCTAACTTAGCAAAAGCTGCTGTAGAAGAAGGATAATAATATATGGCAGACTCAATTAATACTTTTCAAGAAGAAGCTCCTGAATCTCCAGAGCATCAACAAGCTATGCTTGACAGAGAAAGAGGAGCAGAGGTGGATGAATCACGTCCAGACTGGCTTCCTGAGAAGTTTAAAAGTCCTGAAGATATGGCTAAAGCTTATGCCTCTTTGGAGAGTAAGCTAGGGCAACCTAAAGAAGAAAACCCAGAAGTAGAAGACGTATCCCCTACGGAAAACCCTTCTGAAGTAGCTGAACTCCTAGACAGCAAAGGTCTAGACTTTTCAGCATTTCAAGAAGAGTACTTTGAAACTGGCACACTATCAGAAGATGCTTATACTGCTTTGAATGAAGCAGGTTTTTCTAAATCTCTGGTAGATTCGTGGATAGCAGGGCAAGATGCTCTAGCTGATACCACTAGAGAAAGTATGTATTCACTAGCAGGAGGAGAACAACAGTATGGTCAGATGGTTCAATGGGCTTCTGACAATTTACCTGAGAGTGAAGTAGATGCTTTTAATGCAACAATGAACACACAAGATGCTAACTTAATTAAGCTTGCTGTACAAGGCTTATTTGCACGTTATCGTTCTGAGGCAGAGCCTAACCTTATACAAGGTAATAACAGTTCTGAAGCCACAGGTGGGAGATTTGAAAGCACAGCTCAAATGACTGAAGCTATGCGTGACCCTAGATACGCAACTGACCCTGCCTATAGACAGGCAGTAGCTAATAAGTTAGCTAAGTCTAGTCTGTTTTAATATTGTTGTTATGGTTGGGGGATTAAGTTCCCCCTTCCTTTTAAGTGCACGATTAATTTGGTGTATTTAAAAGGAACTGATCATTCCTACACACTAAGCTAGAAGACAAACGATTACCCCTGACCCCTTGCGAGGGACAATCTTGGAGAAAGGATGTAGAAATGCTGAGTGTAATTTCAACTCAACTTAACTACTAAGAGGTAATTAAAAAATGGCACAAGCTGCTTCA